AAGAAATTTTAAAACATCAAGATTTTCAGATAAAATTAACTGAAAAAGACGGTGCCATCACAATCACCAATGCTGAGTCATATTTGACAGACTATTTGAATCAACGTGTGGGTTTTAACTGGGCCAATTTAACACAGTTGATAGACCTCAGCACTGTGTGTGGATACACAGTGGACAATCAACTGTTGGAAAAACACTATGGCACACATGCACTGGCAGCACAATTGGCCACTCAACGACAAGTCCATGTACAGAGTTTGGCCGATGTTTGTTGGCAAGATTTTCGGGTTTACATGAATCACAGTCACAGGCAATCGGTGTGTGTTTACCTGCGTCCAAGAGCAGTAGTTGAACAAATTCGTCAAGCAGTGGTTGATTTGGGACTGGAATACGTGGAAATGTCATCAGACACCATGCCAGATCCTGAAAAGTCTGTGATGATCACAGACAATGTGTTTATGATGGGATACACCAGACAGCGCATCATGCAAATGATAGAAAAGTTCATGGTCATAAGTGATTTTCAATGAAACACTGTGTGATACAAATAGCAGATGAAGTCAATGTGAAATTTTTGGGTCTTGATGTGGCCATAAGAAGACAATTGAGTAACAGATTCAAATACGAAATCCCCGGTGCCAGATTCACTCCTGCAGCCAGATTGGGCAGATGGGACGGCAAAGTGACTTTTTTTAATTTGAGCGGCACCAGTTACATCAATCTATTACCAGACATCATGCCAATTTTGGAAGAAAATGGTTATGAGTGTGAATTAGATGATCAACGAAACTATGCCACTGATTTTGAATTTCACAGTGTGAATGCCACCAGTTTCTCACATAAAACTTGGAACTCACATCATGCCTTGGCTGGTCAGCCCATCACTTTGCGTGATCATCAGGTCACAGTGATCAATAAATTTTTGTCTAATCCCCAATCCATACAAGAAATACCCACAGGCAGTGGTAAAACCTTGATTACAGCAGTGTTGAGTCATAGTGTGCAATGCCATGGGCGCAGTTTGATCATAGTGCCCAGCAAAAGTCTGGTCACACAAACTTTGGTGGATTATGAAAACCTGGGACTTAATGTGGCTGTGTATTTTGGTGATGAAAAACAGTTGACCGGTCAGCACACCATTTGTACCTGGCAAAGTTTAAACATTTTGATCAAAACAGTCCGTGCTCAGGGCCATGATCCAGATCAGCATGATCTGTTTAAAAATTTAGTGGCAGTGATAGTGGATGAAACACATCAGGTCAAAGCAGCGGCATTAAAAACCATGTTGAGCACAGTGTTGAGTCGTGTGCCCATACGTTGGGGATTGACCGGCACTGTGCCCAAGGAAACACACGATCAATTGTCATTGACCTGTGGACTGGGACATGTGATTGACAGGCTCACTGCCAATGACCTTCAAAATCAAGGAATTTTGGCTCACTGTCAGGTCAATATTTTGCAGTTGGTGGATCATAAACAGTTTGCCAATTATCAAACAGAATTGAAATTTTTATTGGAAGATCCACAACGATTACAAAAAATAGCTGACCTTATGACAGACATCAAAGATCGAGGAAACACATTGATTTTGGTGGACAGAGTGGCTGCAGGCCAGGCTCTGGCAGACTTGATACCCGAAGCAGTGTTTTTAAGTGGCGAAACTAAAACCAAAACCAGACAGGAACAATATGATGAAATATCAGAAACCCAAGACAAAGTATTGGTCTGCACCTATGGCATTGCCTCAGTGGGCATTAACATACCACGAATTTTTAATTTGGTACTTGTTGAACCCGGCAAGAGTTTTATTCGGGTGATTCAAAGCATAGGTCGAGGACTTCGTAAGGCTTCAGACAAGGATCATGTGATGATCTGGGACATAACCTCCACTTGTAAATTTGCCAAACGACATCTCACACAACGCAAGGCTTATTATAAAGAACAAAAATATAGATTTGACATTCGCCCTGTGGAGTACTTATAATACACTATGTCCAGAATTCTCAATTTAGATACCAATAAATCTCATGACCTCAACGACATTCCCAGTGAAGTGGAAGATCTGCGTTTTTGCGTGTTAGACAATAGCGATCCCAAAAACCTGGATTATTTTTACATACCTTTGATTTTTCTAGAAAGCTTCAACAGTCCGGCTTTGGTGTTACGAATTGGTCCATATACCTTGAGGATGCCTGTGGATTGGCATGTGTTAATTGGAGAACCGGATTTTGGAGATCTAGAAGTGGTGTCTTTGACTGACATAAACGATCGAGGTTTCAGTGTGTTTTGTTTCAATCCCATGGCCGGCTTTAGACCAGAATTCCACACTGTGGAAATCATAGACATTTATCAAGATGTCAAATGGTATTTTCCCAAATTGAAATCTGGACAGATGCTGGCAGTGCCGTTGGACACACATATTCAAAATCCCATGTGTGCTTTTTTTGTCAAAGAAGTCACCAAGCAAAACGAAGTCATTGACTACAGCAAGGCATGGTGACATGACTGAGAAAATTCCTTTGCGTGATCAGATGCAGGCCATTGATGGTAAAAACAGACAGTATTTTCAAAATCTATCACACACACAACGTCGGCAAATCAGTCTCTATCTGCTGATCAAATATGCTGCCAGTGTGACAGGTATTCCAGAACTTCAAGAATGGTATCTACGCAGCACAAATGAATATGTGAATCTGGGTTTTTTTGATCTCAGTGCACATCCCGAGCTGCAATGGCTGCTGCTGACCACTGTGAGCCCTGGCATGGGCAATCAATTCCATTATTGGTTATCTGCGCAAAAAAAACAAAATCAAAAAAGTTGTAAGTTTTTTCAGGATCTTTATCCAGAACTACGAGCTGAAGAAATACAAATACTTGTGCAAATAAACAGCACAGAGCAAGTCAAACAGTTGGCCAGAGATCTGGGCTGGGATGATAAAAAAATCAATCAAGAATTATGACTTTTCAATGCCATCACTGCATGAAGACTTTTCGAACAGAACACACTTTACATGCACACAGTTGTGAACAACGTCGTAGATTTCAACAACAACATGATATTCGGGTGCAATGGGGATTTCAAGCCTATAATGCCTTTATCAAAGACACCATCAAGGCTCAACCCAAGACTTACGAAGAGTTTTCTCGCAGTGCCTACTACACGGCGTTTGTGAAATTTGGTCGTTACTGTCATGACATAAATGCCTTGAATTTCATAGAATATGCTAGATGGCTATTAAAAAATTCAAAAAAAATTGATCACTGGTGCAGTGATCAACTATACAGTCAGTGGTTGGCACAGTATCTGCTTAAAGAAAATCACGTGGATGCTCTTACACGTAGCATTGCCACCATGATGGATTATTGCCAACAAAAACCAGATTTCATCAATGGACATAGTGATTATTTTGTGTGTGCAAATAAAAACATAGTGTGCACACACATCACACAGGGAAAAATCAGTGCTTGGGCTGTGTATAATTCTCAGTCTGGACAGGAATTCGTCAATACTTTATCTGATGACCATGCCAGCATGGTGATGCCTTATTTGGATCCCACGGTCTGGATTGAAAAATTCCAATTCAGTCCCCAAGATCGTGAGTTCGCAGAAAAAGTCATGGCTCAAGCAGGTCTATGAAGTTTTCCAGCGACATAGACATAGATTTCGGTGACAGACAGCAGATATTAAATGTGATCGATCATGCACAGGCCATGATTGATCCCGTGACTCCACACAACACTGGTGTTTATGTCACAGACATTCCCACCGATCCCTTGACTGGTAAATGCACTATTCCTTATAAACAGGCCCAAGCACGAGGCTACATCAAGTTAGATTTTTTAAATGTAAGCATTTATAAACAAGTCAAAGACTCAGCACATTTGCAGGAACTGGTGCTGGCACAACCAGATTGGTCCAGACTTTATGATCCGGCATTTTGCAAATTATTGACACACGTGGGCAACCATCATGCCTGTTTGTTAAACATGCCCGAACCAGTGAACACAATTGATCGTTTGGCCATGTTTCTAGCTGTGATACGCCCTGCCAAACGTCATTTGATCGGCAAAATCTGGGCCGAAGTGGCGAAAACTGTGTGGGATCCAGATCTAACCGGAGCTTATTATTTCAAGAGGTCGCATTCTTATGCCTACGCACATCTAGTGGTAGTGCATATGAATTTATTGTCACAGATCTGACCTCAGCTCAAGCGTTTGATCAGAGTTATAGATCTACGTTTGCCGCGTTTGTTGGTCATGTCCTTGAGATTCATCAGTGGGCCCACGTGAATATTCACGTCTTTGCTGATCAGTATTCTCATGGAGAATCGAAATTCTTGCCATTCTTGTTTAAGAAACACATTGATAGGCATGGATCTATTGCTTTCCCACCACCATTGTTCACCTAAATTAAGAAATTTGGTTTTTTGATCTAGAGTTTTCAACGAACCAAAATCATAAATGGTGGTGATTTGATCATTGGAATTTTGCACTATTCCTATATAATCCGCTCCACCATAAGTGAGATAAGTGATAAAAGGATAGGTTTTCGTCAGATTAATAAATTCTTGCACTAGTCAATAAATAGTAGTAATGATCACAGTCACCACTTATTTATATGACCAAATTATTTATCTGCAACTACCAGACTCTGCGGTCACAAACAGAAGGAACAGCATCATGTACAGCAGACCCATAGTGGTTTATCAAGGCATAGACAACACTGTGCAGGTGCGAGTGAGAAACCAAGATCAAAAACCCATAAACATGACAGAAAAACTCATACAAGTAGATGTGCAAAATCCTCAAGATCAGCTCACTGAGTACAGTTTGGGATTGGTTTGGTCAAATAAAATTCGGGGACAGGGTCATTTTGTGTTGACCAGATCCATGTTGGACACTTTGACCAAACGACACTATAAAATCACGTTTAGAAGCATTGATGTCATTAGTAATGAACAAAGACCAGTATATATCGATGATAATTTTGGTGTTCCCTTGGATCTCATGGTTATGCCTGCTTACTTTGCAGACATGCAACCACAAGAAGATGAACCAGAGGGGCAGGATTTCTTAAAAATTGATGGCGGAACCGTATGACTTTAAACAACCAATCACTTAATCTCACAGCCAGACAAATAATTTTAAAATCTGGTACCACTGCTGATTTGATCAATTACGTCGGTCCTCTGGGTGAAATATTGGTGGACACCACCTTAGATACCATTAGAATACAGGATGGCCAAACTCCCGGAGGCTTTATTGTGCCCACTAATGTCATAGTGGAGAGTTTCGCCAATGTGTACAGTAAATTTTGGTCTAATGTGTATGCGCTGAGTTTGTCCAGCGATATTTCCGCCCAGGTCTCGGCTTTGGCCAACACTGTGTCAAACATTGGTGGTAATGTGAGTACTCTGGTGGGCAACAGCAGTCTATTTAGTACCAATTTAAGCACTCTTGACCGCTTGTGGTCGGCATTGAACTATCAGCCCACATTTGCCAATGTGATCACTGCACAAATTAATTCATTGTCTGCCAACATCATCGCAGAAACTGCTCGTGCTGTGTTAATGGAAAACTCAATTAACCTGGCTCTGACATCGCAGGCCAACACCAGAGCCGCAGCAGACACAGCCATAAACAGCAGCATATCTTTTTGGAATAATGCACTGGCCATAGAAATTTTTGACAGAATTTCCAACAATGTGGTTTTACAGAACAATATCAACAGTGTTCAAGCCAATTTGGCTGCAGAAGCAGTTTTAAGATTTGGTTATGATTATGATTTAGCAAGTAATATCACAGCAGCCAACTCAGCCAGAATTTTATCGGATGCGGTGTTGGCTGCTGGGATTAATGCAGCCAATGTGAAAATTGCCACATTGGAGGCCAACAAATGGTTTTTATCTAACTCAGTATATGAAATGCAGTTGTTTAATAATGGTACTGTGAGAGTTCCCGGACATCTAGTGCCACAACAACATTTGGTTTTTGATTTAGGGTCGCCCAGTGCAGCATTTAGAGACATTTATCTCAGTGGCAGCAGCATACACATGGGCAATAATAGAATTTTCATAGATCCTGTCATGGGTCTTAAAGTTGCTCTGAGTTCAGGGCAGTCTGTGCCATTGAGCGGAAACGTGCTATTTCCTGATAACACAGTGCAGACCACGGCCTTCACCACCAAGTATATCACAGACGAAGCCAATGTGCGATTGGCCGAAGACACAGACATACGTGGCAATGTGTCTGGACTTACTAATGATTTTAATAATTTTGCAGCCACAATGTTGAATCAGATAGCTGCTCTTTCCGGAGGCAGCTCTAATATAATGGCTACAATAAACGCCATAGTATCTGCACTAAACACCAGTCTCACCAGCGAGATTAACAGAGCCACTGCGGCAGAATTAGCCATTCAAGGCAATTTAATAATTGAACAAAATACCAGAGGCCTTGCAGACTTAGCTCTTAATTCTGCTATCAATTCCACCACTGTCAGAGTCAGCAACATAGAATCTGGTAACATTGGTAATTTTAGAATTTCTTCTACACTAAACTTTGCTAATCTTGATATTTTTAACCATAAAAGTGTTGGTTTCACCAATTCCGTTAATTTTTCTGGTAGTGATCATGTGAATGTCAACGTCAGCACCGGCGGCACTGTGGTCTATACTAAAGATCCATTGTCTGTTATGGCAAATACCACGAGTGCGCAATTGGCTAATGTGATCACAGATGAAACTGGCACAGGATCATTGGTCTTTGCCATAGCACCACAATTGATTACCCCAAATATTGACACTCCCAGTTTTGCCAATTTGGTTAATGCCACTAATTTGCCTGTGATGACTGGTATATCCGGTCTGGCTGCCAATGTGGCCATATTCTTG